GTTGATTTCTGGTAGATCCTGATTGCATTCCATATTGTATTCATAGCTGAATACAAGATGATTATCTCCTGCAACACTGTTCCACACAACTGTTAGTTCGCCCGTTGTTGTGTTAACGCTTCCGCTTGTTAATCTCACAGCGGCCTGGTTACCAATATTAGCAAATGTAAAAACACCAGCCGATGATACAACAAACGTCTGAATTGCAGTAGCGTCATCATAAACAGTACCAGTGATGGTTCCTGCTAGGATTGGAGTGTGTTCAGTTCCGGTGTACGTAACTGTAGTTCCGGTGCCTGCATCCGTATTGGATGTTTCATTCTGAACGAACTGGCTGCTATAGAAAATATCTAAATTGGCAGTACCGTCTGCCAACTGCATCAAGCTGTTTGCATCATCAGTTGGGAAACCGTTCTTGTCAGCACCTCGAGTTGCACCCTTATTGCTACCATATCGGAATCGGAGATAATACACTAGACCTGTTGGTCCGAGTAGTGGCTGAACGCTAACAATTTTATTAGCGATAAGCTGTGGATAGATACGACGAACGAGTGGTATACTGATTCGTTTGAACTGAGCAACGTCACCTGTGTCGGTGCTGGCTTCGTTCATAAGCCTTTGATTTTCGAGTAGAACCGCTGTAGCAGATCGAGTGAACCTGTCTGTAATGCCTTCGAGGAGACCTGTCTGCGCCCAGCGAGATTCTAACTCTTTTGCTTCATTGAGAAATTGCGAATTTGCGTTCATATTTTCCTTATAATTTATATGAGTTAAATTTATTGAGCTTGTTTCAATCCTGATAGGATCAATAATTGATCTGCACCAGAATTATTATTATTGGGTGATGCGTATTCCGATACGACTTCACCATCACTTGTTCTTCCTCTCCCCGTTACATTCTTTGCTTTTTCAGTTCTTTCTTTCTGTTCGTTAACGACAGCTTCCTTTTTGCTTTCCACGACAGCTTTTCGGCTTTCGTTGATTACTTCTTGAGCGTGTCGTACGGTTTCATTGAGCTTGGTATTTTCTGTTGAAACTCTGATGTTGCGGGCTTCCATGATTCGAAGCTGTCCTTTCATTTCTTCTATCTTCTTATTTGCTTCTTCAACTTTATTTGAAGATACAGCAGCAAAGTCATCGTCAGACAGGTAGTTTGCAGTTATGTCTACAATTTTGTTAAGAGCGACTTTATGTTCTGCCATACGAGGATCATTTACGATCTCAAGTTTAGCTTGTTCATAAATCTCTTGACCTTTAAACTGTAGGAACTGGTCGACTTTGTCTACGATATATTCTTTCATTTCGGAAAGCTTTTTGTCATACTCTTCGTACATTTCTACTTCGAGTGTTTGATTCTTTCCCTTTTCTTGGGTGAGCATTTCGTATGCTTCTTCGTATCCTTCTTCTAATGCGGCTTTATATTCTTCGCCTTGAATTTCTAATCTGTTTCTAAGATCTGCAATAATTGCATATGCTTCTTCGTATCCGGCTTCTGCAATTTTTTCTGCTTCGGCTACTTCGCTGGATAGGTCGCCATACGCTTCTTCAAGTTTCTCGTTGAATTCTGTTTCTAGATCAAGCTTTGCTTGTTCCAACATTTGTTGAACGGCGGATGAAACCTCATTGATTTCATTTTCTGGCAAAAGTTTTCTTAATGCTTCTACAATCTTTTCCATATTAGTCTAACCTCGCTTTAATGTTTCTGTTTTTTGTTCTATTATTCCGCCCAAGCAAGCAATGAGTGCTTCTTTGTTAACTTTATGTATGCAGCTCGAGTCAATTTTTTCTGCTTTTTTTGTTAATTGAAGATCTTTGTTTGCATGTGCTTCATAATTTTCTTTTTTCCCTACTACTTTTTCTTGAAAAGCAGAATATGTACTTGGATCAGCTACAGCATCAAACGTGATGAGTTTATAACTTTCTCCAATTATTAAAATACCATTATCGTCATTTTTCCCATTCCCTACCCCACGGCTACTGATTCCTATTCTAACGCCATCATTTAGCAATCCTTTTAATATTCTACCGTGTGGTGTGTTCAGTATCTCTCCTTGTCCCATGAGGCTATTACCTTCCCACCATAGCTTAGTAATTATGTGGGAACATTTTTCAAAATGAATAATACTATCTGCTGGGTGGTCTAATTCACCTACAAGTCCTCTTGCTTCGATTATTGGTATTAGTTTTTTAACATTTTCATCTAATACAGCATATGGGTATATTCTTTTGTTTTTATTAACAGCCTCTGCTTCTTGGAATTTACCTTTAAAAACGGTTGTGCCTTTTTCAGTGGACTCATTTAAGTCCAGAGTAAAGCCAGAATTGCAGCAGCAATCTACGAAAAGTGTTTGTTTTTGTTCCATTAACGTACTCCTTTTTTTTATAAATTACTCTACGTCTTTGGGTGTATTTTTTCCTACTTTAGCATAAGGATTACTCAAATTTGGCCATGTGTCATTTGATTGATTCTGAGCGAGTTCATCACCATCATCAACAACAGACTTTTCTTTCATTTTATATGTATCGGATTTAGGAACATATGGATTATCTAGTGTTGGCCATGTGTCATCGCCTCCACAATTGCTCCATCCATCATTTTTCATTTCATCATCGAGATTACCATGGTGACTTTTGCCATCACTCACAGGTGCTGGGCTTTTCCAGTCACCGTTGTACAAGCTTGCTACGGCATCTGATTTTGCAAGTTTATCAACATAAGGATGATTTCCTGATACACTCTGGTGAGGTTTCTCTTCCACATCCCAATCCTGTGATGCTCCATCGACATTTGCCTCAGAGAAATATGCCAAATAGTCTGTCATTTCTTCTGCGAGTTCAAGATCGATTTCGCTTTCTTTTTTAAGTACAGAAACGCATCTTTCGAGAAGACCTTCAATCTCTTCTAATTCTTCTTTGTCTTCTGCTTCTACAGCAAAAGCATGTACTTCTCTCAAAGCGTTAAACAGGTCTTCGAAAACCTTTAGTTCTTTTTCTTCTGATTCATCTAATTTGACATAAAACTGTTCTACAACATTTTTAAAGTCATTATAAGCATCTTCGCAATCTTTGCATTCGCTTGTTACATCTTTTGTTTCTCCGGCTAATTTGCTTATATTTTTAACTCTGTCTGCGTATGCATTGTGTGCAGTTCGCAGCACAGCTTCTGCCATAAACAAGCAAGTTTTATCGTCAAAGTTTTTAATATTTGCTGATTCTAGTGCCTTTGAAATTTGTGTAGCTAGTTCCGACTCTGTCATATAGATCATTTCAGGCCAACGAGTTACAATAGCTTCCAATGTACTTTCTAGCGAAGTGTTGTCTGATATGTTGTTATATCTTTTTAGATCTGCCATAGCTTTGATAAAATTCTGATCTTCTTTTATATTCTTCATTTTGCTACGCATGCACTTTACTTCGTGATCCATTGTGTCCCAATTAAAAGAAAGAATCTTTCCTTCATTTCTTTTAGAGGTTGTTGGCACTGATAGCGAGGATATTTCTCCATTTTTATCATGTTTTACGAATGACTCAGTCATAACAGAACCGAATTGTTTGTAATTAATATAATTGGTTACATTTTCAATTATTGTGTTCCATTCTTTCATATGACTTTTCTTGATTTTCCTTGCATAAACACGTGCTCTGCTGTTTGTCGTGCCGCCCAACTTTCTTTTCGCAATAGCTCTTGCTCTGCCAAGTTGTTTCTTCTGTGAAGGTGACATTCTGGAAAGTGTCATTTTTCTAGCTCTGGTTCTTTTAGCAACCGTTGAGCGTGACTGACGCTTGTGCCATAGTTTAGAACGTTTACCGGTTGGTCTTGATGTTGTAACTTTGAACGCTGCTTCGTTTAGGCTTCTTTTAACAGCGGGTGTATTTATGTACTGCTCAAACTTTTGATTGGCTTTGTTTTCATCATTGCTTATAATAGATTCCACCATTTGCGAGATGATTTCTCTTGTATTCTTTCTTTCGCCTTCTTCATCAACAACAAGTTGCTCTATATTTTCTAATATGATGCTATTATCTTTTATGGTATATGTTGCATGAATGTAAGTACCATCTTGTACTTCATATGTTACTTCGGATTCTCCGAAGGTAAACAGTTTGATGCTTTCTACGCCTAGTGCTTCGGCCAAAACATCTTGAGCCTCAACCAATTCTCTCTGAGCGTTTGTAAGTGACTGTTCTTCAAGATTCTTGAAGACATCGAAACTAATTAGTTTTCTTTTCATAGGTCAATTGACTCCCTGTATTGTTTGATCCGAATGAGTTATATATATATTCAATGCAAATTTTTAACAAATAAAATATTTTTTTATACAATAATTTTTTATTAGTGACTAATACATAGATATACATCTAAGCTAAAAATTAGGAGAGTAATACATTGAAAAAATTTATAGATTACGTAAAACTACAAGAAATAAGTGCCATGAACATGGGCAAAGAGATGCTTGGAGGAGCGGGCAGCATTGGATTAGACGCAAGAACACAAGCTGCTTTAAGTGCTGCAATAGAGGCTTTTGAGTTAATACTTGGCGAAAGGCCGGGTGCTGCTATATCGTGGCTTAAAGCTCAAAGTAATAGTATTCCAGAGGTAAGAGATACAGTTGAAGCAATACTAAAGCAACATGATTTTGAGTCGCTATCAGACTTAAGAACTGGCGTAAGCCGTGCTGGCTCTCGTATTAGTGGAATGATTACAAAAGGTTTAGGTGATGTTTCTAAGGATTCTAATGATCCTAATGCTAACCCAGCAGTTAACAATTATTAAACCAGTATTGGCGTGCTTTTATTAATATACTTTCTTCTAGAACGAATCCGCATTGATTTCCGACCAAGCAATCGACGTTGCAATGAGGGCATAATCCTGTTTCATTACGGTCTGTGTATTCTTTTACGTCTTTTGAATCAAATATTTTGCAACATGAATAGCATCCCACTAAAGATGATTGTTCTATCATTTTCCTATTTTTCATTGCTATTCTAGGAAAAATTTTTATCATCCGTTGTCCCCGACGCTATAATCTATATCTTCAAGGTCTTGTTCTGCTTCGTATCCTTGTAATTCTAGGTCATATTTCTTTATATCGTCTTTTGATGGTTCTTCTAAATTAATTGGTTCTGGTGTTTGCTCTTTTTCTGGTCCTTGTGGTTCGTCGGATTGTTCATCGGGTTGTCCTTCGGGTTGTCCCTCGGGTTGTCCCTCGGGTTGTCCTTCGGGTTGTCCTTCTGGCGATATCATGGGATTTGGTCCACTTGGATCTGTGCCTAGTTCTGTTGAAGATTCTTCTTGTCCTGGTATTCCCACGCCTAGAAGCTGTGGATTTTGAGCCATAACTTGAAGTTTAAGATCTTCAAGTTTTTGTATTTTTAATCTTGCAATCATTTCTTCTGTTTCGTTTTCCCCGTATTTTAATATTTTATTTATTATGTCATAATCTGACATAAGAAGTGAGCTTTTTAGATTTGCTGCATTTCCGTATCGAGCGGTAATGACTTCTGATCGAGAGAGTTCTCTCCAATCGGATGGTGGCGTCATTTTTATTCGAATATCTTGATAAGAGGATTCAGGAAAACCTCTTAGATGTAAATGCGTTTCAGCTATTGCTAAAAGTCCGTCTTCAAAATTGCTTTGTAATCTTTCTATCATTCGTGCAAATTTTACATCTTGCGAAGACAAAGTTATTCTTGTTGCAGTAGGATCTTCGTTATTAAAATAATTTTTAGGAAAGTTAAGTGAAGTAAGCAATTTATTTCTAAAATATATAGCATCGTCAATTTCTCCCAAGTTCTCAGCACCTGGAAGAGTTTCAATTCTAGTGTTGCTATTTGGTCTCGTTGGCAACCAATAATCTTCATCTTGTGCAGGAGGTTGCCATCTTTCGTCTACTTGATTAGCTCCTGCACTATTTCCTCTATTACTTGTTACTTTTCTTTTGCGGAATTGATCTTTTACTCTTTCTAGGAAAGCTTCTGCTTTGAATGGAGGTAATTGCCCTACATCTATGTAAAAAACACGCCTCTCAGGGGCCCTCGTGTTATGAACGCACGTACCGTTTGCTATAAAATTATGTATTTCATTGTCGACTGTTAAGTCATAAACTTCTTCTTTTCCTGCATGCTCTACTGAAATTACATTTTCATATTTTGAAAGTTCTTTATTGGAAACGGTAACGGACCAACATTCAGTTGGTGGCATTTTTCTTCCTTTTTCAATTTCATGACCACCATTACGTTTTCTATGAACAATTTTTCCTGAGCACAGTCCGATTGAAGCCCATAGTTCTTTTATATCTTCTACAAGATTTTTATTGCACAACTCTATGGTTGAGAACCAAGTTCCGACTTTGGTGTATCGTTCACAGCCATCAGCATCTGATAAGCCTTCTACGAAAGCTCTTCTTACGTTCTTAGGAGCATTAAAAACCCAGCTTGGAATTCTTTTGTTTCTAGCTCCGTGGATATAGCCCATGGATAATAAAATTTTACAAGCAGCGGTTGAGTCTACTATGTAATTGCCCATTATATTATTTTTACTTCTTTTTTCTCTTTCAAATCTAACTTTGCCAAAATATTTTTCAAGTATATTTTTATAAAATATATTTTGTTTTTCATCCACTCCTGCAGAAAACATTAGTTGATAATTGCTTTTTCTTATACATCCATCGCCTATTAAGAATCCAAATAGTTTAGCAAATTCTTCATCTACGAACTTCGGCAGCATTATTCTTTCGCAATTTGTTTGTCCCTTATTGCATATTATTAGTTTGTTTTTTTCCAAACCAAAAACAGCACATATTTTTTTAGCCTGATTAATAGGTAGTGCCTTACATTCGGTATAAAGAAACTGTCTTATTCTTGAAATATCTCCGCATTTTTTCATCAATGCAGATTTATTTTTATAACTTGTTTTCTTAAAAGCTTTTCTTTGCGAAGCATCCAGTTTAGCCCATTTTTCTCCAAATATCATTGGTATTTCTTTTTCAGATTCCTCATCATTAATTACATTTATGATCTTGTCTTTGCTAACGATTAAGTCCTGAATATCGACGTACTGGATGAATCCTTCACGATTTACAAGTACAGGATGTGTGGCGGTTCCTGTTATTTGTACATGTCTACTACAAACCTTGTATACATCTTTTACTCCATTGTTTACAAAATTAAGCACTTTGCTTTTTAGTGTTTCTCCTGATGAGTTGTAAGAATAAACAAAATCACCATTTTCAATATCCTTAATATATTTATATCCACCTGGCGTTCTTATTCTTGTTTCTCCAACTAAGCAGAGCCTATAGATTACCATAGCATCTTCTAACATTCTGAGGTTATGTGCTGGACCTCTTGCTGGTTCTACTAAAGACTGTCCGTATGGATAAAAAGTTTTTCTATCATCTCCTATTTTAAAATGTACGATTTGATTTGTGGCAAATCGTATTGCTGTTGTGTTGTTTAGTTCTGTGTCATTGAATCCATCCGCTGATCCTCTTACTATAGCCTGATAGTCTGGTCCTTCTTTTGACTGTTGGTATTCTATTACCTTTCCTTTAACTGTTTCTATTTTGTACATTGTGTCGGGCGGTAGCGGTACAGTTTTGTATATTCCATCTTTTGGGCTATCAGGATTGATAATTATTTCTAGAAATAAATCTCCTGATATACACAAGCTCTTAAACCATCCCCATCCGTTTCTGTTTATGTTCAGCATTTTTCGATGAAGCATTAGAAATTCTATTTCTTTTTTAACTTCTTCATTATTTGCAACAACTTTCAGGATATTTCCTGTTTCATCTTTTTGGCAATTGTGAATTATTAAGCTATCTGTTGCAAAGCATTTGTGATTTTCTACAGAAAGATCATAAACAGGCTGTGGGTCTTCATTTTGATGTATTCCTACAATTTTCCTTCTATCTTCTAGTTTGAATAAATTCTTTGTTTCTTGGTGTGAAAAGCCTTGTGCTTTTATCCAACTTTCTATGGTAAGCCAATCTTTTTTTATTTCTGCTACTATTTTTCGAACAGATATGCCTGCTCCGATCATTCTCATTGCTTTGCTTACAACTTCGCTTTTATAATCTGATTTTTTATTACCTGACTTCCAATCGTCTA